TGTTTCTATAGATTGCTTTTTACCTAAGTTAGCTTCTCTAAGTTTTTGTTTAGTTTCTTCGCTTCTAGGTTTTCCTAATTTTTGTTTAGATAATATGTCCTTAGTTTCTTTAGAAAATTTAAAACCTAAATTATTTTTAGCTATCAATCTTATGTTATATTCTGGTTTTAATGAATTTATCCAAAATTGTTCTCTATCTATTAAATTTTGAATAGATGCATCTTCTAATTTTACAAATATAAAATTTATCTCTTTATATTTTAGCCAAGCTTTTTGTAAATAACGATTATCATGTTTATTGTTTCTGAGCCTAGATTTGTGCTGAGTAATTCTTTTTCTAATGTTTATTGCACTTCCTATATATGATTTTTCATTTAATAAATTAAATATCATATATACGCCACTAATGTTTAATTTAGAAGCGTGAGAATTTCTTACTGACCCGTCAGTAAGAATAATTTGACCTTGATTGTTTAATCGTAGAGGCTTAGGCATTTTTTACAAACTTCAAACCTGTGCTCATAATCATATACTGATACCTATTTAAATCTTTATCTGTAATAATTATTTCATCATACAGCTTCATCAATCTTCGATCTAGATAGAAATCTTCATCCTCTAAAGGACCGTCTAGGATTTTGATTTTTTCACGCATTGTTTAGCTTCCATACAGGCCCATAATCGACAGCTACAGCATGACATTCAGCCTCGCTACCTAAGAATACTGGAGGTTGAGTATGACCAGAATAAACACTGAGAAAAATATAGCCTGTTTTTATTATTTCAGTTAAAGCTTCTTCAGATAATTTCCATTTTGAAACGCATACAATACCATTAGTAAATACATGCAAATCTTGTACTTGTTCTTTAGTTGTATCTTTAGGAGCTAATAAAACTCTATTAGCTCCATTCCATTTAATAGGCTCGCTCAATTCGCTCTCCCTGCTATTACTCCTCTAGCATTATCGCCTTGGAATGTGAGGCAATAAGCATTACCATGAGGAGTTATAAAATCTACTTTATTAGCTAATCCATTTAGCATTTTTAAATATCTAGCTGGATATACAACTCCTTTAGGAGTACCAGCCATTTCAAAACTAGCGCCTACTGTTTCGCTAGGATGCGAGCGCAAATAACCATTATCAAAATAAATATTTCCATCTTCTGAGAATGGCTCTAGTGCAACTACAGCTTCAAAAAATTTATCAGGTATAGACCATAAATTAGCTTCTCTATTTAATAGAGTATTTAAATCTGGATAAACATCTGCATATGTTTGCGTCTTTAACCAGCTTCCATCTTCAAAATAAAATGTAGCACTGGCGTCTGAAAAGCCAAATCCAGTCAAAGGTTTTTTAGCCTTGGTTAAAGGCCCTACAAACGCCTTGGGAAGCGTAAGCCCCGGAGGGAGGTCAATCCCATGCCACGCCTCCATAATAAACTTACGGTCCGTAGCGATTAAAGAAAAGCCGTTCATGAGAATAGACGCGGTGACAACACTTTGCGCGTTCTCAGCCGCTAACACTCCTACGGTTTCTAATGCTTTTTTAAACCTGTCATCTATAACAGCTATAGGAGGATCAGGCTCAATAAAATGCATTAAATCACCTTCAACACAAGGGACTAAAGCTTTAAAGCTACCTGATTTAATAGATAGCCTATTAGTTTCTAATAGAGTTATCGAAAGCATTTCAGAACATTTTTCTAGAGCAGCTAAAAACAAAGCATTTTGTGGGTATGCTTCTAGTTGCTCCTCTATTTTATGTCCTGCTGACAATACTCCGTTAGTACCAACAGCCCATTGATTGCGTAAGCAAACATGAGTTTCAAACGCAGCACCTTTATCTTTTATAACGCTACCTACAAATGAGATAGCGTTTAAAAGTGAGCTAGATTGCGTAACTGGTTTAGAGCGAGGTTTCGCCATTTTTCAATCTATCTAAAATAGGTATAGCTGCGAATATAGCAGATACTGTGATCACTTGCGGCAATTTATGGAATACGCTTTCATATCCTCCAACATTAATCAAATGCTTTCCTTTAGCATAAGCGTAACCAAACTCTATATGTCTACCTCCTCCAGTAAACATATCTCCACGTTTTAAAGTTTTAGAAATTACTACATCAGCTTCATTTATATCTTCTAAATCCATTTCTGCATTAGATGTACCCGCTGTAGCTAAATCAGCTTCTATAGCATATAGCCAACGAGAAGTTATAGTATAATTATAATCTTCTAAAATACTTTTCCAAGCTTGCATTAACGCTTGCTCTGAAAATTGAGCGCAAAGATATATTTTCATATTTTAATGTCCGATCCAATTTCATCTGATTTATCATTGAATACTTTTCTAACATATTCAGCAGGGTCTAATCCGGCTGCTGCAAACCATAGAAATGCATACACAACAGCATCGGCAATTTCTTTACCCATGGCATCTAAAAGGTTTTTTTGATTTTCATCGGGCTTATTACCTTTAATGTTATTGTCGAAACGCTTTAGCTTTTTAGCTTTGTTACAAGCTTCTCCAATTTCACCAGCGCACGCGCCTCCCCATTCTAGGAGCGACCAATCCTCTAGCTTATGGCCGAAACCAGAATTGCAGCGTTCGATATTGGCTTTTGAAAATGCTTCAAAGGTTAAAGATGGAGGCTTTTCATTTTCAATAAATGTAATTTCGTTTTGCAATTTCCAAAGAGTATCGCCTTTAAAATTTACACCTTGCCATGCAATAGCGTCATACAGCATATCATAGTTATTATTCCCGGTTAATGTCATAACATCATATTGATCAGGACCATATTTAACTTTATCGCCTTTTTTAAATTTCAATTCCATTTTCTCACTCTCCTTTTAAAGTTTCAATAAAGGCTTCTTCTTTTGTTAATCCTCTAATATTTTCGCAGTCTTTTAATGCGTCACTCATTCTTAAATTTGATACTCCACATAATCTACAAGTACCTATAAATTCTTGTTCTTTTGGTGATGTTCGCTCAATGTGATGTTTCATTTTTTAAATCCTAAAAAGGTATATCGTCATTATCTTCATGTTGAGGACAAGAGTAAACAATTATATCAGTAGGAGGTTTAGCGTTAAATTTTCCGCATTGATCTTTTCCATAATTCCAATGGGTACAGTTAAGACAATTTTTATATGGGTATCTGATAGGATTAGAAAGCTGCTTATTCATAAAGTTTACAATAGATGATTGAAGCTCTAGATAAGGCTCTGCTCTTAAGATTGGATTTGGTTTTACATAAGCCATTACCAAATAACCCTTTTAATCTCTGGATATTTAAGATTTACGTGAACTTCAATTTTTCTAGGTACTCTTAATTCAGAAAGTCTAGTTAAAGCTTCGTCTGTAGTAGACGGTATATTTTCTTTGGTTCTCATTCTCCACCATTCATGCGCTTTATGAAGAATTAAACCTGTACCTTGCATTTGTATAAATTCATTAAATGTACGCAATCCGCACATGTATTGAACTTTTATCATAGGAGCAGACAAATGAGCTTTGGTCTTGCGATCTATTTTTATATGCCTATCGTAAGCAACTCTATCTACATCAAACAGTTCAATAATAGGAGTTTCGACTTGAGAAGCTTCCTTACTCTTTCTTATTATTTCCTGCGATCCCGCTCTAGCTTTAAACTTGACTTGAAATTGAAATTCTTCCCCACAATTACAGCAAAATTGTACGCGAGTATGATTATAAGCTCCACAACTTTCGCAGATTTTAATAGGTACTTCGCCTTGCCCTTCGCCCTTCTTTCTTGGTATTTGAGGATCATTAATAGGTCCAAGCCTCAAAGTATTTCTCGCATAATCTAATACAAGGCAATTTTGTTTAAAGCTTGCTGCTATAGATGCCAATCTACCATCTTTAGTATTTAAATCATATCCGTCTGCGTATACAGGTCTTTCGCCGCGTCCATATTTTTGAACGTGTCTAGGAATAGATAATGTGGGCATCAAATCGCCAATCAAATCTACTCCTATGTGGTCAAAGCCTGTTGTTATTTTGGAATAAGAGACAATAGATCGTAATTCGTAAGCTTTAAAAGCTTCTAATGCGGCATCATTATAATTAGCGTCTCTCTTGGAATGAACAGGAGCGCAATCAATACCAAATGATCCAAGCATTTCTGCGATATGCTCTGCGTGATCTATGCCCGATGCAAATATTAGCCATGATCGTCTGTTTTGTCCTGCTGCTACAAGTTCTTTCAAAGCTTCATAAGTTATCTCTTGCTTGTCTACAGCTTTTTGTAAACTAGAAGCTACAAATTCTCCCTTATTGAAATCTACTCTTACTTCAGATGTATCTAGCTCTATCTTAGTTCTTAATGGAATGAGAGGAGATAAATAACCATCATCAACAAGCTTGTTAAAATTATCCATAGACGTTAAGTCATGAACAATATGGGTAAATATTTTTCCTTCTGTTATAAGACCCATACCCATTCTGTATGGAGTAGCAGTCATACCTATTATTTTTACAAAAGGATTTATCAGCTTCATGGCTGATAGAAATGTTAAATATTGGCTATCATCATCATCAGAAATTAAATGAGCTTCGTCTATAAAGATAATATCCCTATGACCGAACATCATAGGATTTTTAATCATAGATTGAATACCACCATAGACAATAGCTTGAGCGTATTCTTTAGACTTTAATCCAGCCGAATAAATACCTAATGGTGCATTAAACCAAACTTTTAAAAGTTTATCTGCATTCTGTTTAATAAGCTCTTTAACGTGAGTAATCATAAGAAAGCGTTGATTAGGCCAAAGCTTCATTACGCTTTCAATGAAAATAGCAGGAACGATAGATTTACCTGTACCACAAGGCCAAGCTAATACAGGATTGCCTATATTCCCGCTTTGGAAATAATTCCATATAGCGTCTAGTCCGTCTGTCTGGTATGGGCGAAGTTGGATCATTTAAATTCAATATCAGCTTCTACTACTTTTAAAAATTTAGCTACTTGTTTTCTATCTTCAGGAATATTTTTTGGTGGCTCAGGCCCTCGTCCTTCGCCTTCATAATACTTTTGACTCCATACTCCTAACTTCCAACAATTTAAAGTATTGGTAGCTGCTCTTTTTTCAGTAAATAATCTTGTATTTTTATTTGAAAATTTAGCAGTAGTTTTAGCTAATGGTTTTCCATTTTCAAGAAATAAACCAGTCTGAATATTTTTAATAGCGTATATTTTCATATCGCATTCCAATCATTACAACCAGTCTTAACAAAATCAGGAGGGATTATATCATTAAAGCGAGTGCATTTCCATTGCCCTTCTTCAACTGGCCATGAGTGTCTACATGTTCTGCAATTCTTATCTGGCTTTTCTCCATGATGGCAAATACCTTTAAAATCATCGCAATATTTGCAATCAAAAAAACTTTCATTCTCAGCTATACGCGGTGGAGGTTCTTGAGCAAAAATTATTTCTTCAGCTTTACGTTCTAGAGACTTACCGTAATTCCAATCTAGCTCAATAATTCTAAATGTAATGTCGCTATCGTTTTTATTTTCGATCATGTATAGCCCATATTTAAATCCGTATTTCTCTCCATACTGGCACATTTGAGCATAATGTTTAGGCTTAGCTTTTGCTAGGTCTTGCTCAGCTACAGCAGAGTAACCTTTGCCTGTATTATTTGTTTTAAATTCACCTAATAAAACTAATCCTGTCTCAAGATTATATCTTTCAGGAGCTTCTACTTGAGCGTCTAATGATCCGCCGTAATGTCCTTTACATCCTGAGATACGGAATTGTTTTCCATCATCAGAAAACTCTTTAACTTTAAATCCTATCCCGCGAAGATAAGATATAAAACGCGGCTCTGCTGTATGGCCTACATTAAACAGACGTAACATGCGGCCATCAAAGCTAGGCTTTCTAAACCAGCGAAATTTATAATAGAGCTTGCGAAAGCATTGTTCGCCTAATTCTGACGCTCCTAAGTGATTACGATTTTCGTTGCCATAAAGCTTTACACAAAATTGCTCTACATCGTCAGCAATCATTTGCTCAAGTTTATCACGATCAGTTTTAAGAGCTAGATTGAGCATTTTGACTCATTCCATCATCATTACAGAACAGCTATCGCATTTCATCCACAAATGATTTTTAGGAGGGTACATTCTTCCATGAATAAAACCATTTTTACAATGTGGGCATTTAGCTTTAGCTAATTTTAAATTTTTATTTTGCATTACTTTTTTGAGCTTTGTAGCTGTTTCAAGAACAGCTTTAACGTAATCAGAAAATTCGCTCATTTCAAAATTCCAAATTAAAAAGCCCTGCTGCTAGTTCGTGACCACATTGCAGCAGGGCGAGTTGTTCAACGTCTATCTATGTTAGTCTTGGCGACGTTGAATTAACGGCTACCCCATGGAGGAGAAGTATTATTACCTCCTCCATTGTTTTGCTGACCCTGTTGCCAGTTTCCGCCGTTTTGCTGAGATTGCTGCTGAGTATTTTGCTGAGGCTGATTATTGATCCAGCTTTGCTGTTGCTGCCCCTGTGGAGGATTGTTGTTATTGTTTTGAGGTTGGTTTTGATTGCCCCAATTTCCTCCACCTTGATTAGTCATAGGCGGCTGCTGTTGAGTTTGAGGAGCAGGATTATTTTCTCCAGCAGGATCATTACCAGCACTATCAAGAACCTTTTTGACTTCAGTATAACCTCCATTAGGTCTTTCAGCAGAAGGTTCTTGACCCTTTTGAAAGCCAACTTCAATCATACCCTTAGCACCGCGTAAAGCTGCGCCTTGATCTTCCCACCGCACTTGGAAGCGTCCAACAGCGCGGCAAAGTGCAGACAATTGACCTTGAGCAATATTTACAGCTTGCTCAGATTTATTCCACATATTGTAACGCATAACTGCGACGCCAGCAGGTGTAGTAAACTCTACCATAAAAAAGCCGCCGTCTTTATTTTTATTTTCTTCAATCGACGTATCAGTAATATCAAATGGAAAACGCCCAACAGGATGATTTGTACCTGCTGATTGTTTTGGTTCAAATTGATTAGCGTCGAAAGTACCAGTCATTTGGATTGACATTATTAGTTCCATCCTTCAGCTTCAGGAGCATTGTTATTAGTATCAACTTGCTCAGTTTCAATATTAGGCTTGCCAGCTTGAATAGCTAACAAGCGTTTTGAGAGATAATTGAAGCGGTCTACTAAATTTTCGTCTAAAGCTAGACGACTATGTAAATGTCTAGCTATAAGTTCACAATTACGAATTAAAGCAGCTTCAATTTCATCTAAAGTCAGCTTTACTTGGTGCTTATCGTTGCTCATTATCCTAAAGCCTTTTCTAATTTAGATACACGCTGAGAAAGCTGCTTAATAGCTTCGCTCATTTGTGTAAGGTTCATTTTATAAGGGCCTACCTTTTGACCCGGCTTGCGACCACGCTTTTCAATCTTCTTTTTAGCTGGCATTTTAAGTTTCCTTATTGGCTGTCATTGAAAAATTGAAGAATTTTGTAGCAGCCTCTACAATTTCTTCAGGAGATAAATGAATAAGATTTCCGTCACTAGTAATTTTACGCAATTCTGATGCAATTGCTATACAATCGTAACGTAATCCGATTTGTTTTTCTAAATCATCCTTCATTGCATTGCCTTTCTAACAATGTCAGAAAAATTAGGAGGCTCATAATCAGCTAACATACCTGTACGATTGCGAGCCATAATATCATAACTTCCGTTACATCTGAAAGCTAGCTGCTCTCCAACTACTCCCGGTATATTAGCTTTAGCTAAATATAAAATAGCGTCATACTGACCGGGAGCAGAAGCGGGTAAAACTTTTCCGGGAAAATAAGGACGGCGGTAACTTGCGCCGTTTAAATCCAAAACCTCCTCTTTGCAAATAAGGTACATATGTTTATTTTTGTAATAATATAAATCTAAAAGATGCTTCCAAACTTTTTCAGCCATATCACCATAAAGCTGCATGCCATGCTTGATACCGCGTTTTTTTCCATCTTCTAGGTACATATCGCACATGAAAGAAACGCTATCTATAGCAAGCGTATCAAATTGATTTGCTTCTTTTGAATTTAAAAACCATTTAAAAAATTCTTCAATTTTAGCTACAGTGTCCGCTTGATATGTGGGTACTTGAGAGCCACGCATAGAAAGTAAACCCGGCTCACAAGCTAAAAGTAAAGGACGCGGCGCGGTTTGCACTAAAGGAGTTTTGCCAGTTCCTGCTGCACCATATATGATAGCTTTAAACCCATAAGAAGTAGCAAATTCATGGGCCATTTTTAAATCGCGTTGATCCATTTAAAATTCCTAATGCCCCTTCATGGCTACGATCCTAGCGCCAATCCGGGATTAAACTCTGCTAGGCTAGAGCATTAAAATTAATTTGGGTTACTCGCTTTTAAAAATTCTTCTATGCGTCTAGCTTGTTCAAAAATATCATCCAAAGAAGGTATATCCTCAGTTTTAATAGTGAAAGCACTATTTATAGCTTGTGCAAAACATTCAAGCCTCAGTCTTTCTTGCTTAGTTAATTGATCTTCTATTTTCATTTCTTCACCTTTGGCTCTTTAATTTCAAGACTTGGAGCAGCTTCCTTAATTTCTAGCATTTCGTTAACAACATTTAGAACATCGTTAGCGAACTTACTTCCCTTTGCAGCATCGTCTTGAAGGGTGCGGTATTCAGTAAGAAGAAATGAAGGTTTCCAGCTTACAAGACGCTCAGCAATAAATTTACCCTCGTTACCAAGGCTCTCAATTTTATTAAGACATTTTTCTACAGTATCGTTATCAAGCAAATTGTAATTATACTTAATACCTGCTTTAAGCTGATAACCGTTGCCAAGGTCTTTAGTATTCATGCCTTCTTCTGGCTTAGGAAATTCGCGAGATACAACGTATTTACGAAATTCTAATTCAGCGTCTTTCGCCGCAGACAATGCGTCTTTAAGCGATTGCCAATGCATCAAGCATTGATCGTTCGTCCAATTATCCCATGGGGTAGAAGGAACAGGATTTTCCATTTTTTATTTCCAATTTTGAGCAGCAGCGGTCTTAGGCGCAAATTGATCTAAAACTTGCTGAGACTTTGTAGTAGGTACTAGCTTTAATCCGCTAGCTGCTTCTGCGATTTGACTTTCAATTTGAGCAGCAGCTTCTTCATCAATACTACCCTTAGCATTATTAAACTTGCCAGCACGATCAAAAAGAATAGCAAGTTTAATATCAATCAAATCCATGAACGCATGATCTTCCTGATTGAAATTTGTAATCCCAAGCGTTTCATGAATAGCCTTGAGATAAACTGCGCTCATTTCTGTACGCAAATAGGAATATAGAACGCGGTCTTTTTCTTCAAGAGCGTTTAGAACATCCCTAATATCTGGCATTGTTTAATCTCCATAACTTTGAATATCATATAACATTGTTTTAGCAAACATTAACGCTTTATCTTTAGTATCAAATTGAGCAGAAAAAGATACAGTATGAATTTCATTAGATGGTTTAGAATTAGGTGATTGGCTAGGCATCGGAGGAGGCACTAGATAAGGTTGTCCTGACGAAAGATTGATATTCATTGTGACATTTTTCATTTACTCATTCTCCAAATTTAACAGTAACAATAATGTTTTGAGGAATTGGATTAGGAAGCGATGACTTCATAACATAAATAGAAGTTACGCCAGCTTCGTTAGAAATAGCATCATAACGTACAGAATGCTTTTTCTCAGAATTGATTTTCATTGGGACTTCAATTTGCATTTCTTATTTCCATTTTAAAAGTGAATTAAGGGAGCAGGGGTTTTCAAGTCTCACTCCCTTAATTCTTTGGGGAAGCGAGATTGAAGCTCCTTTGTTAACAAGCTGCGTTGTTTACAGCGTCGAAAAGCTAGACCGCTAAAAAATCAAAGTCAACAGAATTTGGGATTGTTTTTGAAAAAAAATTAAGATACTGTCTGTCCACAATTAACGTATAAGTAACAATAACTTATTGTGGAACATGAGAAATTTCCCTAAATTTCATTCTGAGTTAGAAGCAAAAACATTAGAGCTTTTAGACAATCTTCCTAGAAATGTAGATTTAAAGGATGTGGCGGCAGCTACAGGCTTGAGTTCATCTTGGCTAACTCAATTTGCTACTAAACAGTTAGTGCATCCTAGTGTTGGTAGAGTTGAAACACTTTATAATTATCTCAGCCCTAAGAAGCTTCAAGTCTGATGATTAGATATTACGATATAGCTAATAAAATCTTTCCTAAATCATGCGGCATATACTTTGTGTGTAGAGCAGATCATAAAGTTTTATACATAGGCTCTACTCATCATTTGAATATAAGATTGAGAAATCATAATAGATTTCTCGATTTTAAATGGCATGGAGCGGCTTATTTTTACATTCTTCCTTTCCATAAATCTTCTTGGGAAGATGGTTCTGTAAATATGATAGAAGAAAGCTATATAAAGAAGTACAAACCAATTCTAAATAAAAAATTCAAAAATATACATAGAAGTAAAAGACAGACTGAAACTGTCATTCCTTATATTTTTAAAGCTTGCATCGCATAATGACATTTAACCCTGCTGCTATTCCTAGCGAGCTTTTCGATTATCCTAATTGGGTAATGTGGAAATTCGTTGATGTAGGTGGAGCAAAACCTACTAAAGTCCCTTTTCATCCTACAGGATTTAAAGCCAGTGTTAACGATCCTAAAACATGGTCTACCTTCAACGATTGTTTTAATGCTTTTAGTTTTGGTGGTTGGGATGGTTTGGGTTTTATGTTTAGTCATAGCCCTTATACTGGCATTGATTTGGATGATCCTCAATATTTGGCAGATGGCTTTACGCCAAATCCAAATTATCAGCAGGACATTGAACGCCAGATAAAAATTCATCATGAATTTGATAGCTACAGCGAAGTAAGCCCTTCAGGTAAAGGCTTGCATATAATTATTCGTGGCGAAATAGCTTCAGGTCGTAGACGCGATAAAATCGAAATTTATTCAACTGGCCGTTTCTTTACTATGACAGGAAACGTACACGCTAATAAGCCAATTGCTGACAGGCAAGATTTGCTTTGGCAACTCTGGCAACAAATGAGCGACAATAGAACAGAAATATCAAATCCAGATAAGCCAGAAGTTTATAGCGATGCTCAGATTATAGATATGGCATTGAGTGCGTCCAATGGAGAAAAATTTGCAATTTTAAATTCAGGAGCATGGCAACATCTTTATGCTTCACAATCTGAAGCTGATTTTGCATATGTTGATATTATTGCATTCTATTCGCGCAACAAAGCACAAATATCACGTATCTTTAAAGCCTCTCCTCTAGGTAAACGTGATAAAGCTGACCGCAAAGATTATGTTAGCAAAATGGTAGAGAGAGCATTTGACAAAATGCCTCCTAACATTGATTTTGACGGATTGAATAATAGTTTTGAAGATATTAAAGCCAAGCTAAATCCTCCTTCTACTACAAGCCCTACTATCGTTAAACATTCAAAAGAAGAATTTGAATTAACTGTACCTCCCGGCTTAATGGGCGAAATAGCTCAGTTTGTTTATCAGTCTGCTCCTAGACCTGTAAAAGAAATTGCTATCGCTGCGGCTATAGGCTTAATGGCTGGTATTTGCGGTAGAGCTTATAATTACAGTGGTACTGGTTTAAATCAATATATCCTTACGCTCGCTAAAACAGGACGCGGCAAAGAAGCTGCGGCTATCGGCATTGATAAACTCATGAATGCTATTAAAAGTATTTGCCCTACATCACCTAGTTTTCGCGGCCCCGGTATCATTAACTCAGGGCAAGCTCTCACCAAATATCTCAATACAACTTCAAAGTGCTTTGTTTCTGTGCTTGGCGAGTTTGGTATTACTATCGACCGTATCAGCAGCCCTTATGCTAATTCTGCTGATAAAATGCTCTATCAAGCATTGCTAGATTTGTATAATAAATCTGGTCATGGTCAAACATATCAGCCTTCTATTTATTCTAAAAAAGAAGATAATGTAGGGCTTACTAACAGCCCGGCTGTCACGATCCTTGGCGAGAGTACCCACAAACTATTTTATAGCTCTCTTAATGAGGATATGATTAGTGCTGGATTGTTGCCTCGTTTTTTAATTATAGAATACAATGGAGATAGAGTACCTTTAAACGAGGGTCATGTAAACGTAGTACCTTCTTTCAATCTCACAGATAGACTTTCTTCGCTTATTGCTCATGTTGAAACAATCATGAGAGAAAATCGTGTTATCAATGTGGGCATAGAACAAGATGCTTTATCTAATCTTCGCTCTTTCGATAAGAGTGCGGATACTCTCATAAACGCTACTCATGAAGATGCTATAGCTGAGCTTTGGAATAGAGCGCATATGAAAGTTATGAGGCTTTCAGCGCTAATAGCTGTTGGTGTTAATCCTTTTCATCCTGTCATAGAGAATAATCACATTGAATGGGCTAAAGCTCTTGTTCAAAACGATATTAAAACTCTTTCTAATCGCTTTGAACGTGGCGAGATAGGAAAGAATACTAGTGAGAATAAACAGGTTAAGGAAGTCCTTCGTATGGTGAAGGATTATTATAATCGTGAGTGGGATTTTGTTAAAAAATATAGCAAGGATCAAGCAATGTATATTGCCCATGTTATCCCTGCTCAATACTTTAACAAAAGACTTTCTAATACCGCTGCGTTTAATGATGGAAAAGTAAGAGCTAGCGTAGCTATCAATAATTGCCTTCAATTGTTAGCTAATAATGATGTGCTTAGAGAAGTACCTAGAACGCAATTGATGGAAGTCTACAAGACACAACAAAAATGCTATGTCTTGCATGACTTCAATATTTTATATCAGGATTAAGATTTATCGCGTGAGAGAAGCGCGAGGATGGCGTTGGCCGCTTTCTGAGCTTCGCTCCATTGCGACTTTTTCCAGAACGGCTTTCC